CAATAACGGTAATAGCGCTACCCACTTTAGTAATGAGCGAACCAATACCAAACACCAACGGCCCAATAGCGGCAACCACTCCCGCAATGGTTACAATCGTCTGTTTCTGCCCTTCGGTCAGCCCGTCCCAACGCTCTTTGAGAGACAATGCAACGTCGCGTATTTTTGTAAGTGCAACGTTCAGCGCGGGCATTACGATTTCTGCCAAGCTGGCCCCGGTTACTTTGATTGCATTCATCGCAATTTCAAAGTTATCAGCCGGGTCAAGTGTAGAGTTAAAAGTGTCGGTAACAACGTTACCCATGTTATCAGCCGCAACGGATAGATTATTGAAGTCGATAGCACCGCTTTTAACTGCCTCATACACCTGCGCGCCACTTTTACCGAAATACTGATATGCAAGGGTCAATCCGTCCGTTGAGCCTTTGCCGCGCTCAATAGAGCGTTGCAGATCACCTAACGCTTTATCAAGCGGTATTCCCTTATCGGTTGCGGTCTTTAGCGCTTTACTCAGTCCGTTCATGACGGTTGCACTGTCTGCGCCGCTAACCTCCAATTGTCCCATTAATTCAGTCGCATCATACAAAGACAAGCCCATGTCTTTAAATGCTGCCGAATTGCTCAGAACCGTATTAGACAGGCTCGAAACATCCGCACCCGTGCGCTGTGATACACTTGTCAGATAATCAAGGTATTTCCCGGCATCGTCAGCAGACAGGCCGAACGCAGTTAGCGCCTTTTGTGTGGTATCAATCGCGCTATTGACATCGGTATCATTGATTTTTGCAAATCGGATATACTGCGTTGACAGATCGCGCAGTTTGTCCCCGGTCACGCCAAAGCGGGTATTGACTTCGCCTATCGCGGTTCCTGCTGTCTCGAAGTCGGTCGGAATGGAGGTTGCTATGTCCTCCATAATTTTACCCATATCATCAAGCGCATCCCCGGTTGCGCCAGTCTTTTTGATGATAATGTCCATGCCGCCGTCAACCTCGTTAAACGCGGCATAGGACGCGGCCCCAATCGCCACAATCGGCGCAGTTACGCGGGTTGTTAGGGCTTTGCCAACGTTGGTAACCTTCCCGCCGACATCTTTTACCTTGTTGCCTACGGCTTTCCATTGTTGGGCGCTAACTGAGCCAAACTTTTTATATTCATCCTCAAGGGATTTCAAGTTCTGCTCAGTCTCTATGATTTCCCGCTGTAAAGCGTCATACTGTTCCGGGGTCATTGCCTCAGACTGCGCTTTTTTCAGCTTTTCGAGGCGTTCCCGTGTATCTCCCAGCGCCTTTGTGAGATTCTTCTGCTTTTGGGTGAGTAGTTCGGTGTTACCGGGGTCAAGCTTCAACAGCTTGTTAATATCTTTTAGGTTGTTTTGGGTCTTACTGAGTTGCGAATCTACGCCCTTTAGGGATTTCTGTAGGTTTGTAGTATCGCCACCGATTTCAATAGTAATACCCGCAATCCGTTTGTTGTTAGCCATAGGCACACCGCCTTAAAACCTGTTAAAATCTTCCTGCGTTGCCAATTGCCTATATTCGCAATTGTCGTTGCCACTTTCTATAATCATGTTGGTAACCTCGCCATATTCGAGGTTATCCAGATCGCTAATTGATAGCCCTAATTGCACCGCCCGTAAAAGGAAAACGGCTGTATTAAACTGCCGTTCTAACGGGCGACTTCTTTTTTTGGGTTAGAGGTCGCTTTCTTCTGGCCCTCATAGATTTTTGCTATGTCAGTGATAGCCGCGTGATAATCAGATACAGCGAAGGTATCAAGCCAATCAACATAGCTATCAAAGTTCAGCGCGTTCAGCTTTGCGCGGTCACCGTTCGCCGCTGCCATCTGAGCCATAATAAAGCCCATTTCGCCATAAAAGCTAATCAGTTCGCCATCGGACTTGCTATCAGCCTGAGCCGCAATAGCATCCCGTCCAAAAACGCGCTTATAGTAAATATCCGTGCTTGCCATTGCAAGCATAGGCACATCAACATCACCGATCTTCACGACATTAAACATTTTTGCATCCTCCTATCTGCAAAAAGCCCCCGGCGCAAACCGGGGGCATGGATTAAGGGTTATTAGGGGTTAGTAGCGGGCGCAGTCGGCATAGTAACAGCCTCAAACCAAGCATTATACACAGCCGCCGCAGTGCTTTCATTGGTTTCAGACTTAACAATGTCAGTGTCCAGCGCCTCAACGTAAATGGTAGTAGCGGTAATGGTAACGGTTTCGGTTTCGGGTTCAATGGTTTCAGCCTTAGTGTTACCAGACGCGGCGGGGCGGGTCGCCGTGCAGTTATACATAACGTGTCGGGTCGCCTTTTCGTCACCTTCAAACTGAAACATAAGGGCGAAATGCACAGCGGGCGCGTTTGCATTCTCGACAAACAGACCATTACCAGAAACGAGGTAGCCCAGCACATCCCTTTTGAAAGAATCCGGGAAACGGGCCATTTCCAAATCACCCTCATAGCCGCTATTGCTAACACCCGTCCAATACACGATATTATCCGCGTAGAACGGGGTATTCTCGCCCTGAGGCTCCATGCTTAGGGACACAGCGCCCGGCACGGCTACCGGGGTTCCGTAGGTCGCGCTACCGTCTGCCGCGATGGTAGCAATAGCGTAATAGATATTTTTGAGGCCGTACTTGATCTTGTTAGCCATTTATAATAACCTCCATGTTATAGGCTATTTGGTACATGTTTTCACTCTCTATAAAGCTTTCCGTTTTGGTAAACGGGATTTCATTTGACAGTAAAACCGCCTCAACGGCGCTTTCCGCTTCAAAATCCTTTTCGGCTGTATAGAGTTCGATAATCAGCGCATTAACGCGCACATAGTTGATATTGTCGGCTATAAAGTCATCGTCATTCGGGTAATAAAAGCAGATAAAAGGCGGGGCCGGGGGCGGGTTGTCTGGATTCTCAGCAAATTGATAATACGCATAGGGATAACCCATACTATCAACCATGTTCGCAATCTCTGCAAGTGTCATAGCTTTTCGGTTACCTCCCTCGTATACAATTCAATCAGCTTATCTTCCACCGTTGCGATATGTACGCGGCCCTCAACCCGCCCGCCGCCGCGTTTAGCGTGTCCATGTTCCAACAAATGCGGTAGGCCGGGAATTGTGCTATATATTACAGTCCGTTCCCCGGCGCGGGTTGTTTCGATTTGGTATTTCCACGATTTGTAATAGTTCGCGCTGTCCGGGTATGCCCGTTTGCTTTCCTGCTTCAATTCGGCAACGCCCTGTTTACCGATTTCCCGCCCAATCTCCGACAAACTCACATCAACGTCATTTTTATAGTCGTTCAATATCTCTCGAATGGTATCATTGAGTTTTTCAACGGGTGATTTCTTAGCCATTAGCACCGCCCGCCCTACGTTCTGCATATAGTTCTATTTCATCCGTTCGGGCGTGGAACGTGCGATAGATGCTATACAACGTGCCATTGTATCTAACTGTCCTCTCGCCGTTATAGTCGCCGAAGAACATTGTAAAGCGGTACTCAGGATTCAAGCCGTTACGCCCACCCTCGAAAAACTCAGCGCGGGTCACGCTATCAACCTGACAATATACTGTCCGCTCAACGGGCGCAGAATCGCGCCAAACGCCGTTAGTGTCCTGCGCACGGGGGTAACTAATAAGCGTGATAATCTGTGATCTATCCACTTACAAGCCCCCTAACAGTCAGACACAAGCCAATTAGTGTAACCTGTGCATGTCGCCAACTGCGCTTTTTGTTCGTCATACGCCCGTTTGAGCCGGTCATAATCGTCCGGCTGTCCGAAATGCAAGCGGCAATAAGTGATAATAGCCGTCCGCACAAGTGCGTCAAGTTCGACGGGGAGGACAACACCCGCAACGCGCAAGTCCAGCCGCGCGGCCTCAATCAGTCCGCTAATCTCACTGTCAAATGCGTTTGTAGTAATGCGCAAAGCCATTTTAACCGCGTCAAGCAAGCCGCGCACCCCCTTTGCAAGTTATTAGGGGCGCGACAGTAAAGCCGCGCCCCATAGGGTTATTAGCCGTTGGCCTTAGTGACCTTGACAAAGCGGCCCGGGGCAGTAATGCCGATAGCGGCAAACATGCGGCCTACAATCTTAACAAGGTCAGCCTGCGCTTCAGTCAGATCGTCAAACTTCAGCTTGACTTCCTCGCCAGCCGGGAAGTTAAACTGTGCGCCGCTAAAGTCACCGACAATCAGCCAAGCGGCATTAGCGGAGGCAGCGCTATACGCGGGCAGATTATTGTCATAATGCACGGCGTAGCCCTCGAATGGGTCAAACAGGTAACCGTTACCCGCGATAGCGGTGATAAAATCCGCGTGCGTCTGACGGTTCATGACAACCGCAATGTTAGAGGCATCATCGGACAGCAGAGCAACAGCACGCGCAACGATATCCAGAGTAGGCGCGCCAGTCACAGACGGCACGCCGATAGCGGTAGCGGTATTCGCAGCGGGCGCGGAGGCGATAGCAAGGATAAGCAGCCGCTTAGCCTCCATGATAATCTTGTGGGTGATTTCATCGTAGATATAGCGCAGGAACTCTTCACCGCCAAGGTCGTAAGCCTCATCAGAAATGCGAATCCACTTCTTAATAGACTGCGGCACAAGGGTAACAACGCCAAGGGTAAGCACTTCCTCTGCGGGCGCGTCCGTACCCTCAGCATGAACGGCGGCATCAGTCGCGGACAGTTCAAAGCCAACTTTCAGATTGCCCCGAACGTAGGTCTTGCGCACCATGTCCAGCAGGCCAGACTTTTCCCAAGCGGTCTTAATCTGTTCTTCAATGATCGTCGGAACAGGAAGCTGGCCGGGATTGCCGGAGACGTTGCTATTAGTGGTCAGCAGGGCACGGGCCTCAGTAGCGTCATTGGTCTTAATATACTTCGCAAACGCTTCCACATACTCAGCAGAGGCGCGAATCTCATCAACGGTCTTAACGGTCTTATCCGCGTTAACGGGCTTGCGCACTTCCACGCCAACAGCGCCAGCTACGGCCTTGCGGATTTCCTCACGCTTAGCCGCATCGGCCTTGCGCTTTTCCAGTTCGGCATTGATTGCGCGGGTTTCCTCGCCCAGCTTGTCAAGGTCAGCGCCGTCCTTATCCAGTTCAACCGCGATAGCGGCCTTACGGGCTTCGATTTCCTCAATGGTCATCTTGCTAAAATCAAACATGTTTATATACCTCACATTTCAAGTAGTATTTTGATTTGTTTCTTCTGCCGTTCGCGCTTTTCGTGCGCAAGCCGCTCCGACTTTAGTTCTTCGATCAATCCGTCAAAGTAACTACGGGCAGAGATAGAAGTAGCGTCATTAGCCGGGAGGCTAACGGCGCTAACATCATACAGCTTTGTGATTTTGGTGATCGTCCGCAATACAGTTACCGTGTTATCCTCATGGTTTTCTGTCACTTCGCGTTTATCCTCACCGACTTTAAAGCCGAATGACATCTTAGTTGTATAGCCGCCTTGAATTTCTTCAAACAGTTCGCGGCCTATCTCTGTGCCGCCCAGATTTGCGCGGATTTTCAAACCCACTTTGTCAGCGTTGAGCGACAACGTTTCATTGCTAATCCGGGCAAACACGCGGCCCTCATGGTCATACTGCATGATAACGTCCGACATATCGCAATCGTCGAATGCTCTTGCGTCGATTTGCTCCATGACGGTATAACCGTCATAACTCCAAAGCTGATAAGGTTGATTGAATGTAGTAGCGTAGCCCTCTACAATCTTTTCACCCTTATCATCATCGGCCCGGCGTTCAAAACTCGAAACGTCAATGTTTCGATACTGCCGCCCTTCGTCAAGTTTCGCCTGTATCGTTTTGAGGCTCATTAGTGTTTTCACCCTCTCCAACGTTGTAATATTCGCCGCGAATCGGCAATTGGTCACCATATGGCGCGGGCAACGGGGCAAGATTCCAAATTTCGCGTATCTCGTTACGGGTCATTAATCCCCGGTCTGCCATCTGCGCCGAAACATTCAGTTTGTCGGCGTTGGTCATATACTGCAAGCGATTAGCCGTTGCCATAACGCCGTTACCCTGTGACTGTTCCCGGAAAGTAAACAGCATCTTAGTAACCACTTGTGAAAACTGAATAGCAAAAGGCTCAATAGCGCCCTCATAGAACGCGGCCCACTTATCACCAAACGCGGCATTATTCAAAATGTCATCATTTACCCCGAAATAGTGATAGACATTCTGATTAATAACCTTCATTTGGTCGGCATCAACTACGAACGGTTTCGGCTCAATTTGCTTGATATTGCTATACGTGTTCGGGAACAATAGCAAGCCGCCGCCCTGCGCATCCCGGCTAAAGTTTTCCTCCGTGAACCGCCGCCGCTCTTTTTTCAAGTCCTCAGCCTTTGCGAAGTTGGACAACTGAGCAATAAAACGGTAGGTCGCCGCGCTTTTTACGCCCTCGGAGATGCCTTGATTCTGAATGTGTATCAGTTCCATTGTCGGGAACAAAGCCCGGTTGGATTCTCCGAAAAAATCATCCTTGTATTGGAATTTGGTCATGATGCCACAATATTCCAATTCAACAGCCGCTTTTTCACCCCAACCGAACTCATAGCGCAGATAGGGCGTATCGCCGTAGCGCACCAACTCGCACTTAGTTGGCAGCGGGCAGTAAATTCCGGACGGCTCCCCGTATTCATCCCAAATAGGCGTGATAAAAGCCGTGTTATGCACATCCAGCAGAGTTGACAGCCTATATAAAAACTGGCTCCACGTCTGAAAAGCGTTGGGGCCATGCTTTAGCTTATTCTGTAGCGCGGGCCGCGCCGCGCCTTGTATCTCGACATTCAGCTTGCTAATGTGTGTTGCCCGCGCATTGATCGCCGCCCGGATTAGTTCAGATTCATACACACCGCCGTTAAAGTTGGTAAACGTCGGTGTGTAGCCGTTCAGCATTTTAAAAACGCCGTTAAAGTCGCCGCGCGGGCGCGGGCGGTTTCCAAACAGCTTATCGAAAAGTCCCATCGTTTATCCCCTCAATTTTTCAACTGTTCGCCAATTTCGCTATACCACTTCTGGCGCACCGTCATTGCATCCAGTAGCGCCGCCGCGCCGTCAACGTGTACATTGGGCGTTACTTTAATCAGCTTGCCGCGCCCGCGCTCAGTAGACATCTTTATAGCGCTATTTAGCAAGTGGATTTTAAGCAAGTCATTATCTCCAATATGGATTTTTCCATCCTCCAAAAGTCCTTGCGTTTCCTGTATAACCGGGTAAAGGTTTTCACCTTGGAATACATCGTCGCAGTGGAATCCGTATGTTTCCAAATCCTTTATGAGATATTGCGCGCTATAACGGTCATACCCAATTTGCAACGGGTATATCTGATATTGTTCAACCAAATCAGTAAACCACTTATAGCAATCATGATAATCAACAAAGTTATCACCGCTCAACTGTAGCAATCCGCGCTGAACGTATATGTTATACGGAATGCCATCGCGCTGTGTAGCTTCGTCTATGCGTTCTGTCGGCAAAAAGAATTTGGCGAACACATACAGTTCGCCGTTGCGCTCTATAACGGCTGTGCAAGCGGTTAAATCGCGCGTTTGTGAGAGGTCTATACCTCCAACGCAATAGCTATTTTTAAACGATTCTAACGTCAATTCTGGCCCGCTGGCGTGCTGTACAACTTGTGCGGACAACCATGCAATAGACGAATTTTGTTTGATGTTACAATATTTTGTGATGAACTCCGCTTTTTTGCTCAAACTTCCTTCGGCAACCGCTATTTCTTCAAGCAGATAATCAACCGAAATAGAAACGCCTAAATTCGGGTTGCTCTTGCGTAGTTCGTTTATGTCATTCCATTTATCAATATCGTCTATCATGTACAGAAACGGCAAAAACCGCGTTTCTTTGGAATCGCCCAGCAGAAAACGCGTAGCGCGTTTCATTAGTTCATCATATATTCCATCTGAAACATAACCTGCAGTAGTACACGCCAATAGAATACTATCCGGGCGTGCGCCCATTGCAGATTTCATGACTTCATAAGTTTTTAGCCCTTTATCGCCGGGCCATGCACCTAATTCGTCAAGTAGGGTCAAACTCGGATTAAATCCATCACTTGACTTATTATTAAAGCTGATTTTCTTTATAGTGCTATTTGTTCCCGGAATAAAAAGGTCTGTTTGCCTATGCCTAACCAGCATAGAATCATCATTCACTTTTCTATGCTGTGTATCTTTTTCTTGTGACTTTTCTTTTAGTTCTTTCCATTCCGGGTCAAGCTGTATCATTTGCCAAACGCCATTATAAATAATATCGGCCTGATCGAATTTGGGAGCCATGCAATAAACGCGCGCGCCATAACCGCCAACGGAACGAAATACATAATTAGCGTCTAACTGTGCTTCAAGGCTTTTACCGTTTTTTCTGGCAACAACCAAAAAAACCTCTCTGAATTGTGGGTTGCCGTTCTTATCGACAATTCCATACATCGCAGACGTTTTAGCCTTTTGCCAAACCTCTAATTTTATTGGGTTTGGTGCTAACGGGCCTTCGGTATGAAATCCGTGTGTTTCCTTCCATTCAATCGCAGCATTAGCGCGTTTAGCATCAAAGAAAAACCGTTTTTCTTCCAAGCCGTTTATCAAATACTCATATAACAAGCGAATCCAGCGCCCAACATAATATGTTCCGTCTACAATTCCTTGATAATATGTGTAAATCCAGTTTGTTCCGTTTTTTTCTTTTCGTTTCATGCTAATTTCGTCTAACGCGCGCGAAAATCTGCGCTAATCGAG